GTGGCGCGTCATCGCTCAGCAGAACGGCAACACGCTTGATACGAGCATGCCGACCAGCTTTGTGGCGCTGCGCTCGCTTGCGCTGGAGAACGCTAACAAGCTGGGCCTGAACGCGGGCCAGACGATCAACCGCATTATCCGTGACCGTTTGATGACTGCCTACCTGGGTGGCCAGACTAACGCTATCAACGCCGTTGCCGCCGGTCTTTCTCAGATCAGATCCCCGTGGCGAGCGTGAACGGGTTTACGGAGCAGCTGTTCCGCGGACGGCCGACCCCTGTTAGCGCAGTCAATCCGATCAATGTCTCGTTCTCGACGGTTGGCGAGCCCGTCAACCAGGTTATCGGCGCATCGCCCGCAGACCCCTCCAAGCCCAACGGTGCGGGCCTGATTACTCTCGCACAGCCGCTGACTGTGGGCGTTGCCCAGCGAGACGTCATCAACTCGCAAAACCAAGCGGTTCGCCGCCGGTCTGGCGGTTCTGCGAGCATCGATGGCATTACCGCGACGTCCATGCTCAAGGTCGCTGATTTGCGAGCGGCAGTAACCCGCCTGCGTCGTACGAACGTTCCGACGTTCCCGGATGGCCGTTACCGCTGCATCATCGACCCCGTTGGCGTGGATCAGCTCTATGCCGACAACGAATGGCAGCGCTTGCAGCAGTCGTTGCCTGACGGCGCTTACAAGGACTTCAACCTTGCGGGCGCGTTCGTCGATTCGCTATTCATCATGGATAACGAGACACCGAACCTTGAGACGGTCAACCCCGACAGCCTTCAGGAAACGGGCGGTCTGTCGATCGGTTCGTCTGAAATCGGCGCAGACCTCGTCAACGCAAGCGGGGTCCCGGTTGCCCGCGCTATCATGTTCGGCATGGAACAAGCGGTCGAGTACCGCATCCCAGAAGCCGACTACCTGACGCAGGCCGGCGTAACTGGCCAGACTGGGGCTATGTCCGGCATTCAGAACGGCAACTACATCGTTCCGACTGAGGGCATTCGGTACATTTGGCGCGCTCCGCTTGACCGCCTGCAGCAGGTGGTTTCGATGTCCTGGAGCTGGTCTGGCGACTTCGGAATCCCGTCCGATCAGACCACTGGCGATGGCGCACGCTTCAAGCGCGCTGTGGTCATCGAGCACGCTGGCGCTGGGGCATAGTCCCAGCCATTTAGGGCGGTCGGCCGTACCTGCATTGGGTCGGCCGCCTGTTACCCCGAGCAAGGTTTGAACATGTCAAAATACAACCGCTGGACTCACGCAAAGCTGAGCAAGGAACTCAAAGGACGGCCCGACGCTGAGTCCGTCGTGGACAACCTTCATGTGGCTAGACCCGCAGACATGCGCGCGATCTTGTCAGCGCTGGACGCCGGGCACACTGACGTTGTTCGCCGATACGCCGATCAGTTCCGAAAAGCGGTAGAGGAATCAGAGAAGACCGTGGCGAACATGCGCGCCAAAATGGGAGAGGCTAGGGCCCCCAAGAGCGCTCAGGAACAACGCGACGACTCAGCCGCAGCGAAGCAGGAGGAAGCCGCCCAGGCCGTTCAGGCAGCCGTTGCCGCATCCGCCGAAAAGCGAGAGGCAGCCAAAGCTAAAGCCGAAGCTAAGCGTGCGAAGGAGTCAGAAGCGCAGCGTGAAGCGCGCGAAGCCGCGGAGGCTGAGGGCCTAGCCATGATCGAACGGATGCGCGCGGGTATCCAGTTCGGCGGCGCGAAGGACGAGCCCAAAAAGCCACCTAGAACGGCTCAAGAGCTAGTTGAATCAATGGGCCTTGTTTACGAGGACACCAAGCCCGAGCAGAAAACCTACCTTGTCACAAAGGGCGGTCAGTACGCCGTAAGCGGATCGAACATTCATCAGATGCCCGAGGGTTCGATTGTTGACGATCGCAACTACGACATCACGGCACTACGGCAAGGCGGCTGCGAGCTAGAGGACGTCACTGGTCGGGTGGTGGTCAAGCCCGACGCGCTAGGCAACTCGCTGCTCGTGGAAATCATGGAGGACGCCGAATGATCCCGGTTCGCTCAGGTCGTGGTGATAGGCGGATTTACAGCTACGGGCTACCCGTGCGTCATCAGAACACCATGCCACCCACTGGGCGAAGCACTGGCGGCCTAAAGGTCAAAGCTGCCTTTCTCAAGCGTAAAAAGCGCAAACCTAAGCAGAAGGGTAAGTCATGAGCACCGCACCATTTACCGAGGTCGAGCGCACGCGAATCAAAAAGCAGCTGAGCTACGCGAACTGGGCGAACATTTCGCCATCGTTCAATCTTGGCGTTCCGCAGGGGAACCAGTTCTCCTATTTGGTCGATACGACATTCGACCGCATCACCCCCGACGCCAGAGCGCTTGTGCGGCAGGACTTGGAGCGGTGCGAGTGTACAGAGGCGCAGATCTTTGGGGCGCAGGAGCGGCTACAGGCCAGCCAGCTAGGGGAAATCAAAATGAATCCCCAGGAAATCCCCGCGCTCAAGGAGTCGCTAAACTACTGGCGCAAATCGCTAGCCGACGATCTAGGCGTCTGGCAACAGCCCTACAGCATCGTTGTGGGCGATCAGCTGCTTGAGGGCGGTATTAGCGGGAAGGTTGGCCGATGACGGTCAAAAGCAACCTCGACGACCCGCCCCGCCCAAGAAGCAACCCGCGCCCGGTGCCGCCGGACCGCGATCCGTCGCTGCATCCCAACCCGATGCCGTCGCGTTCTCTCGTGGAGTCGCTTGGCTATGTGGCGGACGATCTGAGGCAGATCTACACGAACCTTGGGGCGCGACCCTACCGGATCAACGCTGTCGTAGTCCGCTGGACGGGTGGCGCGATCGGGAGAGGCAAGCAGGAAGTGGTTAGCTCGAAGCCCGTAGAGCCCACCCCTCGCGTCAATCTTGCGCCGCTGCGAAATGAGATGACATCCGGCGGTCTGCAAGAAAAGGGGTACATCCGAGCGGACCAAATCAGCCCCAACTTTACAGAAGACGACATCATTTATTCGATGTACGAAATTCAGCCGCTACCCGATGGCTATCAGGCCGTCTGGGACATGTTTATCGATGACCGCGACGGTAGGACCGTCAAGCGCCGACTAGTCCCCAAGGGGCCGCCAGAGCGCCACCCTACGCGGCTGGAGTGGTCGTGCGAGTTCCTTAGGCAGGACGAAAACGAAAGCCGCGAGGTTTTCCCGTCGCCGATTACACACAGCCCCGAAGAGCTTCAAGCAGGCTCAGAACCCAAGCCCCGAAAGCTGTACTGATGGGCAAGCGGATCACAATCAAGGGGCTAGGCAAGGGCCGGGGCGCGGTATTGAAACGACTCGCCACGCGGGTCGGAGAACTTCCCGACAAAATGGACGCCGCGGTGATTCTTGGGCTGCAGTCCGCTACACAGCGCGGGATTGGTGAGGTTGTCCATCAAATCGACAGCACGAAGCCTTACGCGCCCAACGACGTAGGGACGCTGAGAAGCTCTGTCAGGGGCCTCAACCGACCGACAGGGGGCGAGCTTCGGGTTGAGGCTCCGCACGCTGGGCCCATCGAATACGGAACGCGCCCGTACAGCCCGCCGATCGCACCCCTTGCTGAGTGGGCCCTTCGTAAGGGCTTGGCCCAAGACGAAAAGAAAGCGAAGTCCATTGCATTTGGTATCCGCAAAAAGGCATCGGTGAAAGGCTTCGCGCCCAAACACTACTTCCGCCGGGCCATGCAAGTGGTCCGCAAGACGATAATCCCCGCTGAGGTTGAGCGGGAGCTGGAGAAAGTCTCATGAAGGTCAAGGCAGCCGTTCTAAAAAAGCGCCGAGAGATGAAAGGCGGCAGCAATGCGGGCAAGTATGCGGGCGTGAAGGAGTTCGCCGGTCCAGCTGGCGGGGCTCCTCCCGGAACATTTCCGGTCAATACCCTTGCGCGTGCACGCAACGCGCTTAGCCGCGCGCATCTTGCACCCCGGCCCGACGCGCTCAAGCGGTACGTTTACAAGAAGTTCCCCCAGCTAGCGAACTCACCAGAAGCCAAAAAGCTACTTGGCAAGGGTAAGGGCAAATAGTGCTCTACCCCGCCCCACAGACCGGCGCGTCACCGGCCGAAAAGCCGGACGCTGTCCAGTACCCGCCCGCAGCGCTGTCTACCATGGACCCGCGGACTGCGATGGCGTGGGCGCTTGGTCAGGTGCTGGGCGGTGCCGTGTTTGTGCGTCCAGGGGCCGAAGGGGGGCCGCCTGTACCGTTTGCGCTGGATTGCGTGTTCGACCAGTGGCCAACGTCTCAGCAGATTCGGGAGCTGCCGTGCGCTTCGATTGTGGACGAGCAAGAAACGGAAATGGAGGCTCACAACCTAGTGCCGACCATTCTCGAAGAAACTCGCGACCAGTTTTGTGAGGGCTCCGTACTGTGGCAGGACAACCGCGCGGCCACCACGTTTCAGGTCGATATCTGGGCGCAATACAACGAAACCGTGAGCGGGGTGATCTCAAGGCTCCCGGCCATTTTCAACCCTTCAGAGGTTCGGGCCGGTATTTTGGTTGAAGTGCCCGAGTACTACTGCCGCAAAGTGCGGCTAACTCTTTTGAACTATCGGCCGATCAATACGGCCGCGTCCGTGTTTGAAAATGAGCGGCGCATTCTGTGCAGAGTCCGCGCGGAAGTAGATAGCGTGCATCTGCGATTCGTTGAACCGCTCACCGTAAATAATGCAATTGCGACCGCGGAGGGCGGTCACGAAACAGGAGAACCGTAATGCCTTTCGTGCGTCGCTTTAGAAGCGTACCGACCGAGACTGTGATCCAAGAGATCGAGGGACCGGTTATTGTCGATCTTCCGCCCCCAGGCGTAGTCACTGGGGCGGGTAGTGGGACCGTTTTGGTCGTCGGAGAGTTTGAAGACGGGCCTTTTGCGCTTGACCCAGACACGCCGGAAAACTCTGCAATCTTGCAGCCGTCGGGAACGGCGGGATTTGAGCAGACCTATGGCGGGTTTGGTTTTGTACGCAACGGCTTGGCCGGGAGCGACCCTTGCGCGCGAAAGCATGAGGGAGAGTTCTGGAACGGCAACGGCTGGATCAAGTTGTTCGGTCTGCGCTTCCAAGCGTTCCAGATCGCGCGCGTTGACACCTCCGTGGGCGTGGTGAGCTTCAGCCCGCTGGCGTGCGTAGACAGCGGAGTCAGGAAGCCCACCCCGTTGACCGTGGGCGGGGTATTGACGGTCACGACCGATCAAGGCGGTCCTGCATCGTCAGACCCCATTGCGGCGACTGGCGCGGTGGTGACTGGCGCAGGTGGCACGTTCCCCACGCTTTTTGGCGGCGGTGAGGCAATCGAGATCAAGAGCAATTTCCAGACGGTGACGGTGACGTTTGCGTCCACGGATTCGCTCTTGTCCGATGTCATCGACACGATCAATACGGCATGGGGCTCAGCTATCGCCAGCGACAACGGGGGAGAGCTTGAGCTCACTAACACCGAGGTCTTGGGCACTGGTAGTGTGATCACTCTGTCCGATGTCGTCGGTACTCCGTTGGCCACTTTGGGGCTCAGCGCGGGAACGACAAACGGCACCGGAAATGTCGCCAACTCGTCCCAGGTCACCATGGCAGAAGTGGCAGCGATCGTGAATGGCAGCGCGGCATTGACCGCGATCGGCGTCACGGCATCGGTGACCCCGGATGGAAACCTACGCATCTGCAGCGACACCACAGGCGGCGGCGGAACGGTCCAGCTTGACGCCACGGCAATGCAGGCAGAGCTAGGGTTTGGCCTTACGGAGGCGACATCAGAGGGGCACCCCGGCGGGACAATCCCCGCAGGGACCCGCGTAAGCGCCTCCAGCGCTCCCGGTAGCAGCTGGCTGACCCTGCAGACGCTAGACGTACCACCCGGCGAGGTGGGCCCGTATAATGTGCGCGTACGGCCCACCAATGACGACGGTCAGGCGCTAGGCACCGGAGCGGGGACCGTGGACGTGATGAACGCAGCGGATCAGGTGCCCTGGGCGCAGCTCACGGTGAACAACGCTCAGGCGCTCACAGACGCGCTGTCTGAGCCGGCGATCGATGCCCGATACGACCAGGCAATGACCGCGAGCTTGGCGCTCGATAGCAACCCGTCAGTGATTGCTAACTACCTACTAAGCGCAAGGCGCACCGATGCGGTGGTAACCTCCGGGCAAGCGAACGTTGTCGGGGCAGAGCAGCAGGGCTTGTTCGGTAGAAAATTCGTAACTGGCGCAAAGCTGGGTACCTCTCCGGCCGATGCGTTAGCCGAGCTAGGGACCACAGTTACCCGAACGGATCGAATGTTCTACACGGCGCTTGGGATGGAGGTAACCATTCCTCAGATCGCAGCCCGCGGAGTTGCGGGGGGTGTCGGATTCACCGAGAACGGCGTTATCACCGTTCGCCCGGATGGCCCGCTTACCTCGGTGTGCTGCACGCTAGCGCCTGAGGAGAACCCCGCGCAGTCACTTGACGGTCTGTTGGCTAGATTCTTTGAGGTCAACAACTTCGGCAACGTCGTCAACATCGAAACATACAAGCAGTTCAAGGCCGGCGGGATTTGCGCACCTATTGAAGACCGTGACACCGGGATGCAGTTCCAGTCCGGCGTTACGTCCTCGACGGTTGCGGGGCTCACGACGCAAGCGCGCCGCAAGATGGCCGACTTCCTACAGGACACGTTTGGCGTGTTCGCGAAGCCCTACACCGGGAAGCTCAACACGCAAATACAGCGCGATGGGATCGTTTCTCAGTGGGTCCAGTTTTTGGCGGGTCTTCAGTCCGAAAACGCGCCCGATCTTCAGCGCATTGAGGGCTACGCCGTAGACGATGGGCCTAATGCTGGGAATACGGATATCACGCGGGGTAAGGGTATTTTCTTTATCCGCACCAAGGTGAGAACGCTGAGTTCTCTTGAGAACATCGTGATGCTTTTCGAAGTTGGGGAGCAAGTGATCCTCACGGTTGAAGAGTAGGAGGTCTAGTCAATGACTGATGCAGCAATCAAGGGACAGGAGACCCAATTGATCGCAACGGGCCCGACTGGCCCCGTTACGTTTGAGGTTGAGTCGTTCAACTTCACGTCCATGTTGGAGATCATCCAGCGGGACGTGTTGGGCGAGACCACGCAACGAAAAGACAGCATCTCCAACGGCTACAGTGGTTCGATGACGCTATTCCTGCCCAATGCAGGGGTATTTGACTTCGTCCAGGGCGTGGAAGAGAAGGCTGCTCGACGGGCGCCAGCGAGCACCGTCTACAACATCGTTACTAACTTTGCGTTTCCTGACGGGACCCGTGCGCGGGTTGTGTTTGAAGACGCAGAATTTGGCAACGTAGAAACCACTTCAGGAAGCCGAGCCGACTACGTGACTGTATCCATGGATTGGGAAAGCAGCACGCGCGTTCGAATTGGCTAAAAGCTCCGGCTACCTGCACCAGTGGTCTGCAGGCCCACCGTTCGGGGTGGTGTAGGTGGCCGGGGATTTCCCCTAGACCCGACAGGAGAATCCCCATGACTGACGAATCGGAAAAACTAGTACTCAACGTCCCAGGCAAGCCCGGTCTTTTGGCGGCTGCGTTCAAGGCTCACACCGAGAACGCGCCCGAGAAAGGCAATATGTTCAGCCGTAACACCGTGACCGTTACGATTCTTGACGAGTGGACCGGCGGCGTGTTTGGCGAGCACTTCGTTATAACCCTAGCCGAAGCCACCCCCGACATTGAGTTAGGCGCAGCGAAAGCGTCTGACGGAGAGCCCGCTGGCATGGCGTTCAAGCTTGCTGAGATGTCCATGGTCAAGCTCAACGGCGACACGATCGACGACATCAAGCGAAGTTGGTTGTGGGGGGCTATCGGGCAAAAGGGGCGGCAAGCGGTGTCTCTGCAGTACGCGAAAGAGTTCAGCGCCAACGGTGCCGAGATTGAGGCGGCATTAGGAAACCCCACGGTCGGGACCATGTAGCCCGCTTGATCTACTGGTCCCGAATTTTAGCCTACTCAAGGCTTGACCTGGATAAACACCTGGATGATTTGATGGAATCCATAGTTGCAACGGCACGCTACACGCACACCCCCCTGAGTGAGGTGGTGTCGTTGCCTATGGCTGAGTTTGCGCGAGTCGGCCGGGCGCTTGACCGAATCATCAAGGCCGAGAACACGCCAACGAAGGGCTGACACTGTGGCCGATACTCAATACGACGTATATGCAGAGATCACCCTCAAGACGAAAGCAGCCCAAAAGGCGGCGGACCGTCTTGGGGGTCGGATCAACCGGCTAGGCGGCGCGTTACGCAGCGCGAACTTTGGCGCCACTAATATGGTGGCTAGCATTGCCGCGCTAGGCGCCAGCTATGTAGGTTTCCGCGCGCTGACGGCCACGATCTCTAGCGCGGCCAAGGGAATGTACGCTTTTGAGACGTCGGCGCAGCAAACCAAGCTAGGGCTAGCGACTTTGCTTGATGCGCTGGGGGGCGACAGCAACACATTCGCGCAGGCCAAAGCGCAGGGCATGGAGGTTTACGGAGCGCTACAGAAGGAGGCTGCAAAGACCACTGCGACCACGCAAGACTTGCTTGAAATATTTACTGGCATCGTTGCCCCCGTTCGCGCCGCTGGCGTGTCCATGGAGCGTATACAAAAGCTTGCCGTGGGCGCGTCTCGGGCGGGTTCTGCGCTTGGCATCGACCAAGAGCAGCTAACCCGCGACATGACCCTTCTGGCTGAGGGCAGAGCGGGAATGGACGTAAAAACGTTCAACCGCATGCGGCCATTCCTCAAAGAACAGCTGAACACCACGGAAGAATGGAACAAAGCCACGGCCCCTGAGCGGGTGGCAGAGCTTGAGCGCGTCTTTACGCAAATGTCAGCGGGCGCGAAGGAGTTTGAGCGTTCCATCGGCGGCCGAACGTCGACTTTCAAAGATCTTTTCCAGCAGATCCGCGGAGCGTTTGCAGCTCCTGTCCTGCAGGCGTTTGCAGACAAGCTAGGTGTGATCAACGATTATCTGTTCAAGAACCTAGACACGCTCAAGCAGATCGCTGGAAGCTGGGGCCAGCGGCTGGCTAACCGGTTCAACAGCGTATTCGCAAGCGCGGAATCAATCAGCACCAAGATTGCAGCCAATTGGGACACGATCGCAGCGACCATCAAAGGCGTTGTTGCTCAGCTAAAGCAGATGCTGCCTAAGCTGATGCTAGCCGGCAAGATCTACGCTGTTTCCCAGGTGGCCGCACCGGTGGCTGGTATGGGTCTTCAGGCTGCGGGCGGTTTGTGGAGCGGGGTGGGCTCTGTCGCTGGGGCTGTGACGGGCGGTGGCGCTGCGGGCGGTGGCGCTGCTGCGGGTGGTTCCGGTGTCCTTACCGCCGCCGCAACAGCGGCTGCCCCTCTGGCGGCGGTTGCGGCCACCATTACGGCGATAGGGATAGGGATAAAAACGCATTGGGCGCAGATCATGCAGTCTGGCATTGGGAAGAACTTGAGAGAGCTTGGCTCGCAATTTGTCTCTCTTGGCAAGAGACTAGGCGGAACGATTTGGAACCTCCTTCGAATAATGGGAAGTAGCTTTGTTCGGCTGCTCCCTTTGTTTAAGCCTGTCGTCAAGCTCATGACTGGATTTGTCTGGGTTCTTAGCCAGCTTGCTAGTGGTCTTGAATGGGTGACCGACAAGCTGGCAAGCATTACGGAAATGATAACCGACGGCATTTTGGACGCGTTCAACAACCTACTGACTCGCTTGACCAAGCAATTCCAGGCAGTGGACGCTTTGCGGGAAAAGTACTCACCTAAGATAAAGACGACTGTCTTTGATCCAAAGGGGAGAACGCGCCGAAGCGGGTACACGGTCATGCCTGCAGCGTCAGACTCTGGCGCAAAGGGCCCGAGTCAACGACCCACAATCGTCAACGATTTCAAGAATTCGCGAATCACCATCAAGCAGGATTTCAGAGACGCAGACCCAGACCGCGTAGCGGTTCGCCTAATGCGTGACCTGGAGAAGGTAGCGGAGCGCCGCACAGAGTCTGACTGGTCGCCAGCCTTTACGACGGGATGACATGAGTTTTCTACCTACCCAGATCCCTACCTCTCTCGAAGACCTCAACCCCTTTGCGGAGACCAGCACGGGCAGCGAGGCCGCCCCTAGCCTTACTATTCGCGAGCTAACCGGGCGGAAGCGTTCGATCCAGCTAAGTCAGCGCGCGTTGCCTCTACGGGCTGACGGTATCGAGTTTGGGGGAGAGACCAGGCGTAAGACCACGTGGTACATGGGAAACCCGGTAGCGACTCAGCAGGTGCTAGGTCCAAAGCTGGACAACACCACCGTGAATGGTGTCTGGAATGACCTATTCATTCGCGGGACTACTACGGTTGACGGCTTTGACCAGAAAGATGTTTTTTACGCGCGGGACCTCGTCAAATACTTTCGCGACATGCAGACGGCAGGCCAGGAACTTGAGGTCAGCTGGGGCCCTGAAAGCCGGCGCGGCTTGCTGGTTCGGTTCACGCCGCGCTACGAGCGCCTTCAAGACATTCTCTGGGAGATGGAGTTTGAGTGGAGAGCGGCAACGTCATCGCCGGTCAAGTTCGTTTTTGTCCCGGAGCCGTTGAGGCCGTCAGCGTTCACCGAGCTGATGAACAAGGTGTCAGAAGTCTACGCTCTTGGGCCTGAAAACGTATTCCCCGACGTAAACGCCATCTTGGTTAGCTCAATAGCCGACCTGCGGAGGGAGGTCTCCAAGATCTTTGGCATACTCCGAACCACTCAAAAGATCGCATCTGTTCCCGCGGAGGTGGTTGGCGCGTTTTCTACGGCGGTCGCATCGATCCGGCTAGAGTTGCTTAGCGAAATGACCCGGCTGGCAGAAACGCCGGTAAACAACGTTACGACCTACAAGAACGCCACAAACACGCTTGAGTCTGAGACCTGGCGGCGGGACATGTCCGCGGCTTTGGATCAGATTCTTGGCTTTGCCGCGCAGGTGGAAGAGACGCTCAAGGAGCGTTCCGAACCCGCCCCGAATCAGACGTTTACGGCGGGCACGCAGACAACGCTTTACGCTATCAGCTTAGAGTTTTACGACACGCCAGACTTTGCGGTCTTTTTGCGTGAGGCTAACTTCCTCGAATCCATGGACGTTCCTGTTGGAACGACTGTGTTGATTCCGCCGAAGCCGACGGGGCTCACGCCGTGACGGTCATTTACCCAAGCGCGCGCGTGCGTTTCCAGATGCGCTTAGAGGAGTTCGCGAACACCGAGCGCCTGGATTCGACGCTGGAGAACCAGCCAAAGGGCGCCGCTCCGGCTGACGTGATACCTGCGACAGAAGCCGGCAAAGATGCCGCGCTGACGAAGGTCTGGGACGAGCTGTCTGCTCTTGTGCGTAGAAGATCGGAGCTAAGCCGCGAGGAGTTCAACGACCGCAAAAGCAGGCTTGAGGCTCAGCGCGACCGGCTTCTAAGCCAGGCGGTTGAGGGGCAGGAGCAGGAGCCCGCCAGCCTTGCCGGCAACGATCCCGACGATTCGGTGGTGATTGGCTCGATTCAGCCCATAGAGGCCGAAATACAGCGCAACGGGATAAGGGCCGCGGACGAGTTCAGCCTGCTAATCGACCACCGAGATCTACCAATGGACCCTAGAGCGCTGCGCGCTTGCTCGGTGGTCATTGAGATCGGCGCGGTTGCGCCACAGCTCTACTCTGATGGGGTCAACGGCCAGCGCGCGGACGGTGAGCTTTTGAGTCTAGTCGACCTTGAGTTTGCGCCGGCTGATGGCGCGTCAGAGCTTGTGGCTAACGTTGGGACACGCCTAACGGGCTGGGTCGACGATTGGGCGGTCAACTGGGAAGACGACGGCGACACAATACGGGTTTCGGGCCGTGACATGACGTCCTTGCTGCTTGATACGCCGCTGCTGCAGCAAGACAGTATTGACCTGAACCTGCCGATCCGGCTGGGGGTTGAACGACTAGTCAACCAATACAAGGCAATGGCAGAAATGAAGGTGGTTTACGGCACGCCTGGGGCGCCGGAGGCCGGCAACGGCCCGGTGCCTTCAAAAGCCATCGCCAAAACACGCAAGGTGAGGAAGGGCAAGGGGGCCCAGCGAGCAAAGCAGACGCGCACAAAGATGAAGGTGTGGGACCACATCACGGACACCTGCATTGCGCTTGGCCTGACTCCCATGGTGCGAGAGAAAGCGATTTACTTGATGAAGCCACGCACGTTTTACAGCGAGCGGGGGCCGGCTGTGGCTGTGGCCGCATATGGCGGCAACATCAAGACGCTGCAGCTGGACCGCAAGTTGGGAGGGGTGAAGGTGCCTACCATTGAGGTCAGATGCTACGACAGCGACAAGGGCATCGTTCGATGGGCCCGCGCGCCACGGATTCCCGGCGTACCGTCCTCAGGCGATCTGCGCAACTCACCTCCACCCCTAGGCGGACGCCGAGCGAATCAGGTTGAGCCAAGCGGGGTGGCATCCGACCGGATACAGACGTTCGTGATAAAGGGCATCAACGATGCTCGGCAGCTAGAGGACGCAGCAGATGCGATATTCGAAGAGCTGGGGCGGCAGGAAACGCAAGGGCGTCTGACTACCGATGACATCACGAGCTGGGGCGGTGACCGGATTGGCGATTTGCTCAACCTGCAGAGTGGAGACGCTATCAGGATCGTCACGGTGCCACCCCGCGACCAGACGACCCCACAAGAGCAAACCACGACTAGCGAGCAGGAACTACAGGCGCAGACGATTAGCGCCCGTGCGGAGTATCTAGAGGCTCGTGGCTGGCGCCGAGAGTTTGCCCGCCGGATGGCCGAGACCATGACCGCGGCCACAGTCGCAAACGGCAGTGAGTTTCGGGTTAGCGAAAGCACTATCAAATTCAGCCAAGAAGAGGGCTTGAGCATTGATGTGGGATTCCGCAATTTCCTTGTCATCCGGGAGCAGGCAAACGAGGCGACCCCACAGGGCCCAGGGGCCGCGGCGGCGGCGCTGGCGGGCAATCGCCAGGACGACACGAGCAAGCAGCTTCTAGCGGCATCTGAGGCCAATAGAGACCTCACAGCGGCGGCGGCGGCCGGCAACAGTTCGCCGGATGATTTCGCGGAGGGCGGCCGCGTCACGGATGAGCAGCTTTTGGCGGCGACGCAGAACAGGCGGCGGAAATGAGACGACCCGTAAGCACGCGCAAAAGCCCGGATATGGTGCGGATCGGCGAAGCCGTATCACAGCCGGGCATTGACCCGAGCAGCTGGGCAAACATCGCGAGGGTGGACGACGACCCTGACGCTATTACGTGGGATGAGGAAATTGGCTGGATCGTAGACGTCACGTTCCAGGGCGGGAAACTTGACCAAGAGGGGCCCGTCCCGTGTCGTGTGTCTGCGCCGTTCGCCGCAAAGATGGAGCTGGAAAGCAACCCAATTGCTCAGGGCTGCGAGGTACTGGTTGTGCTGCCTGGCGGCGACGCAAATGAAAGCCCGATGATCGTGGGTCAGATGAGCAATTCGGGTGACTGCCCGGTGCCGCTGGCGTTCCGCGCGCAGGGCACAGAAAGCGGCCCTACGCCCATCACAGAGAGCCTGATGCTTGATACGCACGTGCTAATCACTGAGCACAGCAAGCGCCAGCAGGTGGGGGCCTACTGGCGGTGTGACGCAACGGACGCCGCCGGGCTGCACGCGGAGGGCGTGACGCTGGCCGATCCAAACGCTACGCAGGCCTACGTGCGAGGGGATGAGTTTGGGGAGGCCCTTGGGGCGTTCTGCGACGGCGTAAACACCATGACAGAGCTTGCCGTCACTGCATTTGCGGAGCTGGAAAAGTTGGCGGTAGGCCCTATTGCGCCGCTGAAGCTGTTCACCAAAGCGGTCGGTGACGCGCTGGCCGGTTTTGGCGGATGGACGGGACTACCTGGGCCGCCTGACCCATCGGTAACGATCACTCCGGTCCCGTTCTCGGCCAGCACTGCAGGCCGGCTGAAAGCGACAATTGCGGTCGCCCCTGCGGGCTGGCTGTCAGCTAGGATCAAGGGCGAGTAGACTCCGTCCAGAGGGAAAAGATGCCGATTACCATTCAATTCAGCCAGCCTACGCCGGGCGTTTTCGCGCCCGACACGTCAGTGCGTACCGGCTTGGCTAGTGAGCCGGTGACCATCATCACCAGCGAGCCGGCATCTGCGGTGCACATGCGGGCGGTACCCTATGGCGTGACGCCGCCCGTAGTGACGGGTGGGCCCACCGTTTGGGTTTTCACGCCCGACCCTACATTTGAGGGGGGCGCGTACAGCCTGCAGGCTGAGGCCACCACGGGCGAACTAGGACCCCGCAGAGAGTTCGGCATACCACATCCGTTCACGGGGCTCATTAGCCCAAACTGGAATGCGGGAGGCGATCCCGACGGAAACGAGCAGAACAAGGGGCCGGCAGTCGTTGCGGCGAGCACCGACAACGCCCCCGACGCATATTGGCCGACCGGTAACCCGTCGGGCTGGACGCGCGATAAGCAACAGCTTGAGCAATATATAAACGACAACGCAGCAAGCTGGGGCGGTGGCGGCGGCTCCGGTCTGGTCGCCGACTTTGTTTGGGACCCTGTAGGCGGGGCTGCGGCGCCTAACGTCTTCGACGATGTTGACCTTTTGATCGCAGCGCTTGGGGCTACCCGAGGGACAAAGCGCCTTGTCCTGCGTGACGACATCGAGATTAGCGACGGTCAGACGTTCCCGCTTGATGGCGTGTTTTTCGTGGGGGCTACACCGTTCAACGATCTGCCAATCATTGAGTTCACCGGGACTGCGCTTGTAGAAAACAACGTCCGTTACTGGGGCGCCGAAAACGTTGAGTTTGATAACTCAGCTGATGCGCCTTTTTTGGCAACCTGCGACAGCGCAATGTGGGTCCGTTTGGGAGGTACCGTCCTCGCGGACGGTGAAGACTTCTTCGACATGAACATCGCCGACAGCGTCTTAGTGAGCGTTACAGGTGATGCGAGTTTCTATTCAGGGTGTAACTGGTTTGTCCAAAACGCGGCTAGCGCGGCTTTTGAGATGGACGTTGATTTTAGCTTTGACGTTGCAGACATCCGCCCCGATTTCGCTAGCACTGTGAACGCTACAAGCCGGTACGATTTAAGGCTTCGCGTTCGGGATGAGTCGACGGGCAGTGATCCGCTAAACCCTGACCTGATCACTTCTTCGGGCGGCTTTGGCGATGTGCGGATTATTCGCAGCGGGGCGAGAGGCCAGCGCAACGCGGGAGCGTCGCCGGTGCTCGGGCCGTCAGACGTTGGCGCGATCGTGCGCGTAGAGCAGAACGCGGGTGTGGTGTCGTTCCCTACGGCGTCCTCAGACCGAGCACAACCGATCACGGTAGTCGTCGAAGACGATGGCATTTCAGGCCCGCTTTTGGTGGAGCTTTCGGGTTCGTTTTCGGTTCGGGGCAATCTCGTCTCCAGTCACTACATGACCGCCGGGCAGTCTCACACGTTTGACCGGTCAGTGGGAACTACGCAGCGCGCTTGACCCAGAAGTCACGTTTGACCGCACGACGCCAGACGCCACGCCGAACCTGATAGGCGATGACGAGAGCCTGAAAACGTTCCTGAACTACCTAACCAGCGTGGGGTTTTTGGGTGCTCGGGTGTTTTTGCAAACCCCGCTCGACATTCTTGATAACCCAGATTTTCCGCTGCATAACCACAGGTTCGCAACGCTGACCGGTGCCTTCAACGACATCTCCTTTACAGGGACGTCAACGATTGCGGCGCCACCGGCTGGGGATTTCCTGTCGGTCGAGTTTGAAGGCTTTTTGCCGATAACTAGCGTTATGCCGGCGCCAGCTTTGTCAACCGGTGTAGGGGTGGTGCTGAATGGGGTCGACACATCGTATGATGGTTCGTTTTTGATTCTTGACGCATTTGGCGCGGCTCCGCTGTTTGAGCTGGCGCCGACTGGCCCAGG